CCGTAGTTCAATTTCGGTGTAAGCGGCGGGATGCGGACTTTGCCACGACAAGTACGGTTGTCCAGTGTAAGACGGAAACACACCGTCGAAGTTTCTCCACTCTTGAGACTCAAGGTCTGTGAAAGCGAAAGCGGGGCTGTACCTCCACCCTGGCACAGTGTCCGTGCTACTCCCCACTCTTAAATCGTACCCAGACAAGGAAAATTTATTGACAGAGTACTCAGCGACAAAGGGTGAGTCGTCGTAGTAAAGTTGGTAGGCCAGAAGATACTTCGTACTTACCATTTCCATTTCTTCCAAGCTTATGATAACAGGGTCAACCGTTAAGCTCCCATACTTCCAAACCACAACTCCGGACTGAACTGTCAGGAACTTGTTCTCCCCGGAAGACTGAACCTGAAGTGACCCGGTCCCTGAGCGACCGCCCCCCACGGGAATGTAAGTATAGGAGAATTCATCATCGAGTCCAAAGTCTAATTTGTAGAGTTGCGAAGCCGACGGCAAACGTGCGTAGATGGGCCTCCCGTTTTCAACCCACTCAGTTGGGCGAGGGTTGAGCTTAAGAGCATTCACGTACTGGGGGGAAAGGTTCACTCCTTGCTCGAAAGTGGAAGATGTTTCAATTTGCGCAGTCCCCCCGTTCAATGCGACCAGATTCTGACTCATAGCGCTAACGTCCCCTCTCTGTAGTTCGGAGGGCTAAGTGCAAAAGTTGTTCCCGTGTACCAGGATAAGTCAGGAATTTGACTCAGGGTTGATGTGTTTTCCCACACGTATGTTAAACTTGGTGACGAGCTAAAGTTTCTTCCAGTATTCCTAGGAACCACAGTTATTTGACAGGATCCAAGCTTAATCGAAGATGTTTCCACACCGTACTGGGATAGCACCGGTTCTTCACAGCGATAGGAAACTACATACCGCAGCAAGTTACCCGCGTACTCTTCATACCGCGCAGTGTTGTCTGCGGGCAGGCCGGACCAGTTCGTTACTGTTTTCTGGGGTGTGAATGACTTCATGACTCTGTAATAGTTCCGACCGTCTTCACTCAAGATCGTGTCTTCCGTGGCGTTTAAGTAAGCAGGGTTGAAGTAAGGAATGTAGTCGTCTACGGGGAGAAGGGATGGGCCGAATTCCTCGGACTTTACGAACACGCCGTTATTCAGATATATGCTAAAGTCAAATAGGGGGGTGACTGCGGAGGTGGCGGTGTAGGATTTCACATCGGAACCTTCTCGAAAGAACGTGCGATCACCCTGAAAAAAGGTGAACATTCTGTCAAATTTTCGCAGGAGCGGGTTGTTCGTTAGTTCTGAAGCTAGCTGAGTTTGGAGCGCAGGGTTAGGATCAAGGTTGTAAACCACACCCTCGCTAAGCAAATCTTGTATGTTGGTGCTACTGGGGGTGAAGTGCGAAGACGCAACGTAGTAAGTGGCTGGAGAAGATGAAGTTTCCCTATACAACAGGTACTGCCCTGGCTTGAACCGAGCTTTATACTTGTACAAAGGTAATCCACCGTTCCCGTCGAACACGAGAGTCTCAGATAGGATTCCCGTGTCAACAAGATTACTAAAGTACTCCTTAATGGGTAGCTGGTTTGGGTTAAAGGTGAAGCCTGCATTGACACGGGCATACTTCACAATTGCGCCTTTTGTTAAGTCAACGTAGTTGTAGTAAGGGTCAACAACGGGATTGGGCCCTCCCCCCACTTGGGGAGTGGAAACCCACGTTCCTTGGGCATAGGACAACCCTTCAGTGAGCTGAGCAGGAACCACGGGAAGCCCGACTAAAAACTCTGCCTGAGCACCAGTAATATCGTTGGTGGACGGGTTGAGTGTAAAGTTTTTTGAAACTAGCCAGGCAAATCCTCCTGCACGGCTATTTAAGGGTACTGCAGAGGGACTTTGAGGAACGAACTCTCCTGAGGAGTAGTCATACTCCACAATTTCAGGGTCTAGTGTACCGCCAGAGGAATATGTGAAAGAGTTTCCAATTTCCCACGGCGAAAAGGTTTTCACTGCGGAGATCTTCCCGTTCAGAATGTACGAAGAAACAGCGGAAGAAGATCCGATGCTTATGTTTTCCAGGACAATATGCAACCCTTGCTGGGCTAGATCCCCGGATCCATCATGATATACTATGTCACCAACGGAGTAGGACCCGGATGTTAGCGGTCTTATCTGTTTGAGCGTAAGGTTGCCGTATATCGTCTGATCCTTCTTGTTTGAAGAGTAGGGTGTAAAGTTTGACTCTACCGGGTAGAAGGTCGGTGCGGGGGTATTGACGAGTATAAGGTTGCCCTCTTCCAGCAGGTTGTCAGACGTGGAAAAATCGTAGATATTTGTGTATACTGACGCGTCCTTGTTGAGTGAGTTCGGAGTGTTGTACGCGGTTGATACTTTTACAGAAGGGTCTTTGAACCTTGTGTTCGTGTCGAAAGTTGCGTAGAACGCTGCGTCAATGTCGCTCACAGTCGGAGTCACGTTCGCAGGAAAAACTTGCCCAGGAGTGAAGACTGAGAAGAGACGGTCTCGAAAATTGAGTGCAGACTCCTTAAAGTTTGACCCGAAAGTCCCGTTGGAGTCTACTTCTACGGTTAAGTTGTATTGAACTTGGCTGAGCGTAATGGGGAACAAGTGTCCTTGATTCTCAATCGGGACAGAGAAATTTACTGCGTTTTGGCCCAGCGACAGTTGCTGAGTTGTAAGTTCTTGACCGTTTGGCCCAAGCACGAAAAAAGACACCTGCCCATTGGGGCGAAGGTAGTCTTGTGTGTAGTTGTATCCGTAGAAGCTGGAGCGGTTCGGCTGGACAGATGTCAAAGTGCCTATGCCATACAAGTCAGTGAAAAAATCTTGCCAGTCGGACCCACTGACGGGGTTTCTCCTGCGAATTAGAGTGAAGAACCTTTCCTGAACTTCCTGAAAAGTCTCGACGTCACTTCCGCCGACAGACGGTTGAGGGTTTGTTGCGGATAAGTTGAGTGTTCCTGTGTTTGAAGTTCCGGTGATTGAGTTTGCGGGAACGTTATAGGCGGATCCTACAAACTTTGAGTAAACTGGGACTCTACCGGTGAGGTCTCCAGGCGGAATCACCAGGTCGGAACTTGTAACAAACTCGTAGCTTTCTCCTGCTGTTAGCTGAGGGTTCGTAGAGAATAGGGACCCTGCGGGAATAACCGTGGAGCTCTTTGTTGGCGGGACCGAAATTACCAGCTCAGCTGTTGAGGTTGTCCCAAGCCTTCTCATGGCACCTAAGAAGGGTCCGATCCACTCGATGAGGATTTTGTCAGGGAGCTGGTTGGCCCAGTACAAGAATTCTCCCTGAGCAAAAGCTTGCCCCTCAAGGAGGACTGCTAGGGGGTTTCCCGCACTGAAGTCGTTCAGGGTTTTGTTGGACGCTTCGTAAACGGTTTGAGCCGCTGCTTGGACCAAGTCAGCTTCATTGCGCGGGTCAATGGAAACCGACGGTAGCGGTGAATAACGTGGCATTTAGATTCTCCGTTCAGTATGTACCGTTATCCACCACAAGAGCGTTGAGCTGGTCGGACAATACTTTTTTCGTTACCAAGTCTGCGTCTGCTAACGCTGCGAATTTCTGGCTAGCCGAGGAAGGGCTGATGCCGTTGGCGTTGCTATACTTAAGGTTTGTTAGAAAACTTCGCGGGGCCTTGTTGTAGTTCTGAGTGAGAGTGGGGTTTGAAGCAGGGTCAAAGCCGAACCCCCAGTACCCTGTGACAACTTTTGAACCGGAAACCGGAGTACCCGACAGAAGTAGGCCGGTGCCAGACAACGTGGGTTGCTCAGTGGTTAGTGTGACGTAGCGGCTGTCTAAGCCTGTGGGCCCTGTTTTTTCAAGGTCGTCGAGACCCAAGGGGTCGTAGTGCCAGTCAAGGTCTTGGCCGTCGAAAACAATGTTCCTTGCACCATTTAGCCACTCGCTTGTTACGACAACGCCACTTGAAAACAGAGTTTTGGCCATTTCTTCTTAAGGTTCGTTCTTACAGAGGTTTTACCCTCTTGTAGGCACAAAAAAAGCCCCGGTTAGGGGGCTTTTCGAGTTGAGAATCAGGTTCGGTCCCAAGAGTTCACGGTTAGTTGAATCTCAATTTCCTGAACATTGCCGCTTTCACGGTCAACATCGGCGGTATTAAGAGACATGAACTGACATCCGTAGCAAGTGTATTGGCCGCCAGCGGGGGCTGATCCGTTTCCAACACAGTCCTTCGGAGTGACTGTAACTGTGATTTCTCTGCAATTATACTGCAACCAGTAAATTTCCAACTGCTTGAAGATCGTGGGATCGTACGGAGCAGAAAGGGAGATGTTGTCTACCTTTTTGGGGCCTACAACTTTGTAAATACGGTTACCAGTACCATTGGCGTAGTCACTGCTACTTGAGGAATCTTTGATTCCGCTGAATTTTGTAAACGTGGCGATTAGTGTGGGTCCGTCAGGAGCTACGAAGCTAACTTCGTACTGAGACTTTGTAATCGGTCTGAGAATTGCCATTGGGTCACCTCCTTAGTACCTTCCCTTATCAGGATAGGATGTTGGTGATCATAGCGCCAGAACCGATAAGACCAGTTGCGCCGAGGCCAACCAGGTTAACCACACGTTCAATTGTGATTTCAGCACGCACAACGCGACGTTCACGAATGTAGTATTCGGGACGGACGGCGGGGGTGCCTGTGAGCTGATATGTGTAAGAGAAGGCAGGAGTCGCAGCATTCGCACCACCAGCAGGCATGATGGAATCAGAAGGACCGTTAGGGCTGTAGAACAGAAGGATACCGTTAGCT